GTTCTGGCATAGACAGAGAATACTCCAACTTCTGAACGTCCTTCCACATTCCAAGTAGGAAGGCTTCGGATTCCAGAGCGGCGAGGTCTAAGTCTACCCACTTAGCCCCGCCCCCAGATTTGGGTCACTGTCGTCCATCTTGATGCCTGACGCGACCTCAATGATTTTATAGATTGTTGGAAGATCAAGTTCGTCTTCCAACGCCTCCTTGTCCCCCGCCAATTCGGGGTCATACTGTTGCATGGCAATGGCAACGCAATTAACCATTTTGGTCAGCGACTTATCATTGTCGTCTGATACCTTGCTGAGTCCGTCAAACTCTTTCATGAACTTACGCAGCAGAGACAGTTTTAGCGGACGAACCGTCAACACCTTGCCACTGAACAGTTCTACCTCGATAGCCTGATAAACCGTTGTTGCCATACTAATCCTCCTCGTTAATGACTTCATTATAGCACACGAAAGCCCACCCAGGATCGCTGAGTGGGCTATCGCTTATAGCGCAGTTCTTACGTCCAGGTCCGGTCAACGAACTTGCCGTAGGAGCCTGTAGTGTCTTCCGGTAGCAGTCGGAAGTTTACCTCAAATGAGGTCGCCTCGTCGCGCTTTGCGGAAAGGGTGACGGACTCAATCGACAGGGCGCGATACGCAATGTATACGCGCTCCACCTTTGTTGACTGAGCGCAGTCCCCCGTCCCCGGACCAATCGCAATCAGTCCTCGTTCTACCGGGCATTCCCCAATGTTGCCTGCCGACAACTCTAGGATTTGACCATTTGATGTGGTCTTGGTTCCGCTCAGAACACTAGAAGTATTGTATGCGAGAGCAACGATGAGATTCTCAAGCGTTGCCTCCGCAAAACTAGTCTTCATGCTAACCTTCATGCCCTGCTTGTACATGCGAGCAACATCAAGTACCTGATCCACGCTGACTTCACCGAAGTCCGGCTCAAACACAACGTCCAGACCGTTAGTCGTGTAACCAACGTTTGTAAAGTCTAGGTCGTCTGAGAGAGTCGTACGATACGATGCGTTAGACGCAAAAGCGGGGTACGAGTTGTCGTTGCCTGTACCGGCTGCATAGTTAACAGACAGCGGCGCGTCCGCTACGAAGAACGCAGCGGCACCAACAATGATGTTCTTAGAGTTTCCACGGGTGTATGGCATTTATTTTTCACCTACCTTTTCGCAAAGTGTATTTAGTTATATGGCGGTATTCCCTCACAGAGCCTATTGTACACCCATTCCTATTGACATTTCTCCACACGGCTAAAGCCGGGGGATTCCCTCCGGTGCTCACCCCACGCGGGGACTTGCGCTCGCATTACTAGTCAAATCCATTGGTCTTGTTGACGTGGTACTCGAACTCAACTATGAGTGTTGACAGGTACTTCTGATTGGTTGACATGTCTGTTCGGTTTTCGTGAACAGCGTCTACCTGTAGGGTTCGGAACCAGTGAAAGAATATCCCTGCGTCTGGGTCGTTCTGTGCTATCCAGGCATTTACATCCTGTCCCGCCGCATCCTGACGGTCTAGGACCATCTCTATTGCGTTCGACCATGCAAGCACTTCTGTCGGGGTGCCTTTGATGAAGTACACCAATTGCTGTCTTTTGGCAAGGTAGAGTGGCTTTCCCCGCAACCTGAATAGTTGATCGTATATGACGTACGGTCTGGTTTGCCACGGCCATTCATCTGCCCGCGTATCCGACACCGGGAAGAATGGCACAATGTTTTGATATCCACTTGTCAGTGATGGGTCAAGTTGCTGTAGTGAGGCCCACACGTACTTATTGATGTACTCCGGGGCAATGGGGAAGGCATCTACTAGGCTCATATTGCTACCATTCCTATGTTAGGAGATGTGATCCATTTCATTCCAGCCGCTTGCCCCGCCCCAAATCCGCCGCCCAATGCACCGGCAGCAAAGGACGCCAAGAACTCGTCAGCAGTTTGCAGTTCAGCAAGCATTGTGGCAAGGAGTCCTTGGGAGACGTATTCGTAGAAGAACTTTTCTGTGTACCTTACCCAACTACCTGTCGTGGCCGCACCACCAGAGTTCTTTACATGAACTGGTCCGGTTGTGTAGAAGTCATCCCAGTGCAGATAAGTGACGTTTACCGGATATATCGTTACGCCTCCCCCGGACTCCATCACATCTGCCTTGTTATAGAACGGCCACGGTGCCCTGTTCGGTACGGACGACGACGACTGCGTTTCGCCAACGAACACAATTGTGTTACCACCGACAGAATAGTCATAGTCGAATAGCCTCGCCCCGGCGGACCCGGTTTGATACCATTCGTAAACGTGGTGAAGTGCGGCATGGTTTCCCGCTGCCATTGAATCCATCCATAGGCCAAGTGCCTCATGCACTACCTCGCCAATTTCAGCAAGTAATTGCGGCAAGCCTGCCTCGGCACCAGCGATGAACCCATCACAGAACGCCGCAGTGTTCTTGAGAATGCGGTCTAGTTCTGATGTGTCCATTGTTATTGTCATACCACTACCTGCTCGTCTGCCCTATTGAGGACGATCTTGATATAGTCCACCTGACCGAACAGGTCTACGTGCGGCATGTAGCCCATCACCTCGTACAGTGTTGAGTCGCCTGTTCTTTCACCAGACGTTTCCCGGTAAACTGCGCCGTCTGAGCAACCCGCTCTAATGTTGCAAACAAAGATGTCCGTCATGGCGTGCAGACTGCCGAACGAGTCAACCCTTATATCCTCTGGCACTTGCGCGTCTATTTGATCTAGTATCCGCATACGCTGCCCTGGGAATATGTTTTGATCTTTGTAGTTGGTGTTTGACGCCACTCGGCACGGGACCGTCCTGTCATATGTCCATACGCGGTCCAACTCACCCAGTGAGTTTTGTGTAGTAGTTGAGTAGCAAACGTCTAGTTGCATTGGGTAGAACATCTACAACACGCCTATGTTAGAGAAGATTGTTCGGCCCCAATACCTTCTCAATGTCTGGTCAACCAATAGGTCGCCAGTTCCATCGAATGCCCGCTTATCGAAGTCAACCCTATACTCTTTTGTTTCGTACTTCACTATATACTTTTGCAGGTAATTGGGGGTCTTGCACGCTAGTTGCTCAATCATGCGCTTTGTGATCGTCTGTATGTCAAGTGGAACTACCGGGTAACCAACCTCAGCAGTTATCGTGTACACATAATCACCACCAAATTGCACCCCCCAAGTGGGATTCCCCCATGTGTCAGATCGCCCAGTTGGTATCACTACTGGTGAACCCTCAATGATGTCCTCCGTCGAGGCCACCCTCATGTATAGGTAGTTGTCTGATAGTACGTATTCGTAAAAGTTGTCCGTTCCATCAAATACCGGCTCACCATTCTCAGCAACTGAGAGCAGTTTTCTGACCGGGTAGCCTAAAGGAAGCACGTCTGAGCCAGTCCCCATGCGCTCGAACGTTTTCTTCTTGTAGTAGAATCCCCCGACAATGTTGTCAATTGCCAAGCGTGCAATCTGCTCATACCCAGAATATTCATCAAAGTCCTTGTCCGGGTACACCTTCTTGACGTCAACATATGGACGCGCCACCCTCAATGTGTCCTCTACCACCACGTCTGTATCAGTTACAGTTAGTGAGTATTCGGAATCGTACCGCGCAAATTCGTCCGCCAGTTCGACAGACAGCGTATTGTTTGCGTCTGAAATGTGCGCCTCGGACACCCCATCAATTGCCACACTGTATGAATGCAACGGCAAGGGCACTGGAACGTCTATCTCCAGCGGGTACGGGGGGAGTCTTAGTTTGTCCATTATAGATCAAAGTGGGTAGATACCTCTTGCGGCGTTGCTACGCGCACACCTTTGAGTTGAAGCCACTTCTCAGCCTCCTCCCTGTCAATGAAACTGTACCCCCTAGAAAGATTGCCAATCGCATCCCAGTAGAGGTTCCTCTCTGAGTATACCGCAACTTTCTCACTAGGCTTAGCGTGGTACATGTCCCTCTTCTTGACAAGCCTTTTGTATGTCTCATTGTCAGACAATTCCTCCTCGGACAGATTGTCTTCATACTGCTTAAGCATTCTGCCCGTCTCTTCCTGCCTGTACCGCTTCATGTTCTTGCCAGACAGAGATTTTACAGCGGATATCGAGCAACTTTTTGCGAGTGGTATTTCTTTTGGAACCTCATATGCCCCGCCAGTCCCCTCCACGATTGCGCGAGCAATCTGCATCTTGCGTTTACTTCTGGAGATGGCAATGTTGTTGTGATCGGCTATCGCCAACAGTTGTGCCTGTGTGAATGTGTCATACAGGTACACTTCTGGGTCGTCTATTTCCATACCTTGATTATACCAGAAAAGCCGCCCCCCGAAGGGGACGGCCTATCTGTCAACCATTACCGATTAGTAAGGGTTGGCCGCTGCATCGCCAAAGCCAACAGCGTCCAGTTCCTCCCAAGCAAGACCGAATCGAACGTACACAGTGTACTCGATTGTGTCTTTCTTAGGCTTGAACTCGCGATATACTTCCACGTCTCGCTGGAATCCCCACACACGGTTCTGCGGGAACGTCAACTCAACGTAGTCGTCAGGGAAGTAAGGAACCTCCATCACAGGAATCCCCAGGGCACGAGTTTGGCGAGCATCGCCAACAAGTTGCCCCTGACCAGAAAGCCACTGGTCGCGGAAGTTCTCTGTGTAGATAGAACTCGAAAGAGTCCCGTTGTTCTTCACAATGCCGCCGAACGTGTCTGAACCAGCATAGAACTTGAGTCCATTCTTCAGAGCACGGTACTTACGCGGGATAGCGTGAAGAATCTGCTGAAGAACTTCGGGAGTCCATGCATTGTTGGATACAGTCACAACTGCCTCGTGCGCATCGCTACCAGTCGTTACCTGATTCACAAAGCCATTCAGGATAGAGAGGAACGGTGCGGTAGTACCGTCACCGTTGATCGCCAAGTCCTCAAGGTCGTTAGCGAAGGCGTTGGTCATCAGACGGACCAGATGATCCTCCAATGCCGCGCCCTCGATGTTGTCCTCAAGAGACTCAGTAGAAACCTCCCAGTCCAAACGAATCTTCTTCGTGGTCAATTCGATCTTCGTGAATGTGGCATTGGCGTTTGTGTAAGTGTCGTCTGCCTGCGCAGCGGCACGGATAACACGCTCACCAACATTAACCTTGTCCAGTTCCAGAGTGTTGCCACGCATGGTCACCTTGCGACCATCGCCTGCAAGCACAGTAGCATCCCAGATGTAGTCAATGAAGCGACGAGATTGCTCAGGTTGGAGAATACCACCAGGGTTACCAGTGGGATTAACAGCGTTTGGTCCGGTAGTAACACCGGCTATTCCGCCGGGGACGTTACCAAGCACACCGGCACTGGGGTCTGTCACCCCGCCGATGCCACCAGAAGCAAACGCACCAGCCTCGGCTGCCTTCTCAATGATTTCTTCCGACATATTATTTTCACCTCCTAGTGAATATTCTCTTAACTTGTTATAGGTCGGCAACTGCTGTGAGGAAACTGCCTCCCCATACAGATTCGGTCTTTACGACCGTCTCCTGAGCGACCTCGCCAAGATCGCCAGACTTGCGGAAAGCGGTTGAGTCTTCAACCTTGTCAACTCGCTTACCAAACTCTTCAATTCGCTCTGAGACGCCGCTCTCAACCTCTGCAACCTTGTTGGTGAGGGACTTCTCTAGTCCATCTACCTGGTCAGCAATAGAGGAAAGCGTGCTTGCAATTGTCTCAAGAGACTTGATTAGGAGTTCGTTAACAGTGTCAGGCTGTTCCTCAGCCTTTGCAACTTCCTCCACTGGCTCTTCTACAGCCTCAGTCTCTACGGCCTCAGTCTCTTCCTCAGCAGTCTCTTCGACCACATCCTCAACCTCAGACTTCTCAACTACCTCAGTGTCATTCTGCTCTGCCATGTTATTCGCCTCCTTTTCGTGTATAAACTTTGTCACTACGGTCTTAATGATACCAGCCTTTTCAGCATCGTTAGACTCAACAAATCCAATGTCCTTCATACTGGTGTTGCAAACTGGACACTTGTGCTCACTACCCGCAGAAACTTTAACAACGCTGTCCTCCGGGCACATGTAAATGGTTTCCAGATCACCCTTAATCATTGGTGTTTCCAGCACGCCGTCTACTTTTTGCACAAGTGTGATATTTGCCAGCGGGTTTGCCGGGGCATCCACCAGTGAGAGTTCAACCAGTTCATATTCATCAATTACTCTTACAAGTTTGTCAAGTTGCCTATCAAAAACTTCCCGGCTTTCCTTAATGACACCACCGATAGAGAACCCGGACAGTGTTCTGTCAACGATCTTCTCCCACGTGTCCTGTGCTCCACGAGATATATACGCACTAACGAACACTCCATTGTGAATCTGCCCGGTTTCCTGGTCGTACATGGACTCTGGTTTGAATGAGATCATCTTGCCGACAGCGAGCGGCTGGTGCATCTCACGAATATTACCGCGAAAGTGCTCAAATGCTTTGATGCTAGCCTCCATCGGGACCACATCGTCTTGCTTATCCAAGTTGTCGAGCGTGGCGAAGCCATGCACTGTTCGCCTGTCAATATCGACCTTTGTCAACGGAACATTGAGTCGAATGTCCTCATCGTCGAGTGTGTAGTCAGTCTCGTACAAAGTGTTGGCTTCCCTCCTTCATCGTCATTATAGCACCATTTAAGGTGTTTTTCTCCCCATACCCTGCGGATTCCTGCCACTCGTTGTGGTGGGGCCATCAGATATGCTGTTTGTACGCTCCCTGGCCCTAGCATCATTTTGCTGAGCATTGTTACGCGCATCGGCGGCTTGACGAGGTGATAGTTCAATAACCTCATCTCCCCCGGCAATTGGAGGCTTGCCAAGTTCGTTCCGCACTTCGTTAGGGGTGAACGTCTTGTTTCGCAGGTAACGCTCGTGAATCTGGGCCTTCGTCTCCTCGTCTGTGAGAGTCAACTCATCAAACTTGAGCACGACCACATCGGTAAACTCCTTGATGATCTTGTTCACCATTTTCTCAATTGACCGCTGCTTGGGCCTAGCAACCTGCTCCTTGAATGTTCGGTCGCTGGCTAGCGCCTCTGCCTGTCCACTGGTTGACATTCCAATCTTGGATAATGGCACCTGGTGGGCGGTGAGAATATCCTCGCGGTTCTGCCTGTGATAAGTCTCAAACGAACTGTCTTGTATTCCGCTCTCCACGGCCTCCATTTTGAACTCGATCTTGTTCTGATCGCTGTCCGGCGGTAGTGGAATGTACAGTGTGCGGTGGCTTTGTCCACGCAAGTCTGTTTGCAAGAACCGAAACAGTCTTTCTTCTGACTCCGCGTCCAGGTGAGCGCCCTTTACAGTGATTATGTAACGTGGCACTGCCTTGTTCTTGAAATAGTCGATATTGTACTGGTTTGCGTACGAGTCTCCAACTACCGCCTGCCCAGCGGCGATGGCGTCTGGAACTCCATAGTATGTGTTGAGGGGGGAGTAAACCTTGAAATGGATAATTTCGTTGGGGGCGTCATCGCCTGTAATCGGGTTTGGATCGTCTCCCTGGAAGTTCCTGAAAAACACTACGTCCTTGCCAACTATTTGACAGAATCCATCCCTAACCCTTCTCACCCTCATCGTGAGCGACGGAATGTGCCCAACATAACCTATTTGCCCACTGGACTTTCTGCCGATCTCCATATACCCATTGCCAGTTGCCTCTAGGTCTGTAATGATCTTCTCCATTACCCCGACAAATGTATCGCTATCGTTAAACTTGTCGAGAACGCCGTCCATATAGACCTTCAGGCGTTCAACCTTCTTGCGCGCTGCCTCACGCTGCTTGGTTGTGTCCTTCGAATCTATTCTTGACACCGCCTCTGGCGACAATTCCCAGTGATATCCAAGGCTTACTGTGTTGGCAACTTTAGTGTCTACGGCCGCGTGATTAGCATAGGACGTTTCATAGTACCTAGCCAACTCATCCAAACTGTATGGTGGAGTGACAACATCGAACATTCCGTATGCTGTGATGTACGCCTGACTTGTATCTATGGATGTTCGCCCATCCCTTTTC